CACGCGCAACAACGTCAAGCAGTTCTGGATGGTTGCCTGTTATTTGGTCAATACGACCTTGCACTTCTTTGATGTGGGCAAAAAGGTTTTGGTCGTCAGTTAAATCAATTTTGTCTTTAGCCCATGTATTTGTAGAACGGTTGTATGTTTGGCGACCATCTTTGTAGTATTGACGCATCTGGTCAAACCATTTGTTTGCATCTTCGTCGCCACGTCTAATCATCTCGGCAATGTCTTCTGGAGTTATGTCACCATTCCTTTTGTTGGCAAGGGTACGGGCAAGCCAGTCTCCGTTTAGTTTTCCTATTTCGTCGCCATGCGCACGTACAACATCAGGTACCCCGTCAATCCCTCTTGTTCGAGGAGTGAACGTTCCAAGTCTTTTACCTTTGCGCCATACTTCTACAGGGTCTTTGTAGCGTGAGTTCAGTGCTTCAGTAGCAATAAACTTAAATCCTTCTTGTGCGTCAGATAGTTGGTTTACTGATACTTCAGCATCAAAGTTGCGCCCAAACAAGTCTGTGATTTTAAGTCTGTTGTTTGTTAGTGACAAGTATTCAAAAGGGTGACGGATGATGCTGCTAACTCGCTTGCCTGACAATGCAATCATGGCTTGTGAGTCAACAGTGTTTCGTACAAAGTTACCCATAGTGAGAGTAACTATTGGTCGCCACACTTCTTCTTGCATTGAAACAATGGCTGAGAATGGTGCGCGTAATGTACCGGCCCTCATAAGGTTTTGAATGTTGGGGTCGCCCTCAACACCTTTTTTAGCGATAACCCAGTTAATAGGTTTAGAAGCTGTCAGTCTTCTGACTTGTCTAATGTCGGGAATGTAGTAATCATTCATTGCCATTTCAGAAGTTAAACCAGGACCAGCGTAAGTAATGTCTGTGCCGTTGGCAAGACCTTGACCGTGGATTTGGTTATACATTCCCCAGTCGTTTATGTTTCCTGCTTCGTCAATGGTGAACATTGATTGGCTGTCACGAAGTTTTTGGTTGCCATCAAAAATAGCGTCAACAATTTCACGTGGTACTGATTCTTTTACTAATTCAATTTCGGCAGTTTTGGCGGCCTTGTCAATAGATTTAATGTATGCAGCATCCCCACCTTTTGTGGTTATGCGTTGCCCAACTTCAAACTTGTTACTAATGTTTGCGCCGTATTTGTTTAAGTCTGCAAGGTTGCTTGTTGTGGTTCCAGTAATTTGTGCACCAGTTGAAGAACGACGCATGACTTCATCAAATCTTTGTGTGAAGCGTTCAATTTTGTTTGGGTTTTTTGTAATGATTAATTCTGCTGCCTCATTGACAAGGTTGCGTGATACATCTCTATCAACAAGGGCAAGTTTTAACATGCGGTCAATAGTGTCAAGATGTTTAATTTGGTCAGCAGGGCTTTCTGCTTTCATAAGGTTGAAGTTACGTGTAGGCATTTTGGCGTATGCACGAGAAATCTTGTCACCCAAAGGAATAGTGTTTAACCACTGGTCACGTCGAGCAAGCGAAGCATAAACTTTTTTACCGCCAATAATGTCGCCGGTATCTGAAAGACCTTTATGTGTTCCAAGTTGGTCAAGGAGCATGAGGCGAATCTTGTTTGGGTCTGATTCTTTAGCCATAGCTACTGCTAGTTCTGGTTCAATTTTGCGACCCCACAAATCCCAGACACCAAGAAAGTCGTTGGTTTCAGAAGTGCGGTCAATAACACGTTGGGAATGTGCTGTACCAAACCAGCGGTTAGCTTGTTCAAAATCTACTTGACGACCAACAAGAACACCAGCACGGGCTTCTTCAATTTCTTTGGCTGTCATTTTGGTGAAGTTAATAGCTGTTGAGCCTTTGCCTACAGATTGCAGAACGTCAGCCGCGCCTGATACAAGTTTGCCGCCTTTACCTATTTCGTCAGCTGCAAGGATTGCTTTACGGGCTTGACCCGCACCAGGGACAGTAGGAATTGCTAATGCTGTTGCAGCATCAAAAGCTCCGGACATAAGATTGAAAGCCATGGTGTCTGGTGTAAAAACTGTACTGGCAAGTCCACGCCCAATAGTCCACGCATGTCCACCGATAGTTCCACGGTATCTACGTGCGCGTTCGGCTTGAAGTTCACGGGCTTTCCCGCCCATAAAGAAACCTGAACCGGCTTCAGTATCGTTAGCAATCAACGAACCAAGGTCAGTAGAAATAAACCAACCATCAATGTCGCCGTTGTTATCAAACGCTTGTGCTGCTGCACCTTGAACAATGTCCAACGGAAGGTTCAACGCTGCAAAACCGTAACGCGCACCAGTTTTTGCTTTATCCATTACGTTGCGTTCAAACCAAGATTTTTCTTTCTTAGGTTGAGTAGACGCTTGCAATGCTGCTGATGTTCCGTGAGGGTAAATCTTGTCAATGGTTTCGTTAGACATACCTGATTTAGCCATAGCAAGTTTTACGCCAAGACCCAACCCTGGGTAAACCTTATGTATTTCTCCAAGACGCGACGAAACCTGCGGAGTTGCTTGTGATTTGAACTGTTCAACTTTGGCGTTCTCTGCTTGGAGGGTGTCAAAAATAACACTATCTACAGCAAAACTATTTGTTTTAGTCACTATGCACCTTCATTAAGCATTGCAGATAACAAGTTAGCTAAATCATCATTAGGAAATTGACGATACAAAACTTTTAGTTCTTCAATAGCATCATTAAATCCTGGGGCAACAATAGGAATACCCGCTTGCGCCATGCTTGGTCCGGCACCAAAATCCATACCAGCAGTAATTGGTTCGTTTGGTCGTTCCGTCATGCGGTCTAACGCACCCATAGAACCAGGGACAATGCCTTGTGGCATCATCGAGGCAGGAGATGCACCCATAGGGACAGCCTGTTGAGCAGCGATTTGTTTACCTGCTTCACCATAGGTTTGGCCTTTAGCTGCTGTTGCAGCAATCTTTGCCGCAGGATTCTGCAAGTCGGTACGGTTTGAATAGTCAGACATTAAGCCCCCAATTGATTAGCAAGTGACATTACGCCGCCAGGTGATTGTGGTTGTGCTGCGGCACCCGCACCCCCACCAAGACGACCAAGTAAATCTCCAAGTTGCGGAGGACCAGCAGGTCCACCCACGCCAGCTTCCATACCCATACCAGGTGCAGACAATCCAGGTTGTGCTTCTGGTGAACCAGCAGGAACCTGTGCAGCTTGACGTTCTTGTGCGCGTTTCTGTGCAGCCATGATTGCTTCAGAAAGACTCATCTTGTTAGACGCAACTTGCATAGCAATGTAAGCCAAATCGTCTGGCTGGTATGGACCGTTAGGGTCTGCGGCTTGTGTCTGGATAGAAGACAACAATGCTGCTTCAATACCTTCAGAAACAAGACGGTCTTTCTCTAGTTCTGGGTCTGAGATGAGAGGGTCTGCTTCACGGGCTGATTCTTTAGACATAAGCCCTGTACCAAGACGCTGACCTAAACCAACAATAAGGCTGTTGACATCTGAACCTGCTGCGGAATACGCAACATAGTGGAAGTCTGTTTCCCATAGTTTGTTTGGTGTGTAATCTTTGATTCCACCACCCATGCCTGGCATAAAGAATGATTTGCCGGTGTTGCCCCAATAGTTTTTTTCTATTGCAATAGCAATTTTGTCTTCTTCAATCATGGATGACGAGAAGATTTCTTGTGCTTCTTGAACTCGGAAGTCTACGGTTGCTGCAAGGATTGAATCTCCACGGCGACCTGTACGAATGTTGGTTCCTGATTCTCCACCAAACTCGGCAGGGATGGCACCTTCGAGGCGTTCTTGGCGTTCAAGCCTATCTAATGCAACGTCTGTTTTGTAGCCAGGGTTTGACTGCAACTGTTGGATGTCGCCACCCTTAACAACACCAAGTTGTCCTGATTTTCCTTCAGCGATTTGGATAATCTCTGGGTTTTCACCAGGTCGGGCAATTAGGTATTCGTCTGGGAAGATGCCACGCTCGATAGCAATTTCGGTGAGGGCTTGCAATCTTGCACGGGTGTAGTACATGCCTAGTAGACCGTCAAATTGTCCGTGTGCTTTGTCAAGTGTGATTCTTTGCGGAACGATAACAAGAGGCATACCTGTGCGGTTGACAATGCGGGATAGTTCTACAGCTGGTGAACCAAAGTATGCAGTGCCACTAATAGGGTCACGTTCTTTTTCGTATCCCATAACAAGGGTAACTACTTCGTCTGGTGATACGTATTCAAGGATGGTGAACATGTCGTCTTGTTGTGGTTTACCCACGCGAAGGCTTCCATCTACTGCGTAACCAAAGTTTTGTGTCAACCATTGGTAGCTGCGACTGTACGAAAAGATACAGTCCATCGGTACTGGGTTGTCAAGGTCTACTGACGGTGCAGGAAAGGTATCTAGTGGGTTGCGTAACTGCCATTCTGGAATCAGTTTGTCAAAGTTAGGCTTAATGTAAATAGGTGAGTTGCTGTATGCAAGAAGGTGACGCGCACGTCGGCGCATCTTCATGTTCATACGGTTCTGGTCCCAAATAGAAAGCATTGCTCGCTTGCGGTCACGAGCCAATTTCATGCTGCGGTCTTGACCTTCACGCAAAGCAGGGAAATAAGGTACCGGCATTGTTGAGGAAACACGCATAGCCATCTGGTCTAATCCTTGTACCAGTAGGTTTGCAACGGAAGATTTAGTGTTACGGTCCAGTTCGTTTAATGGAACAACAACGTCACCATTAGCGAGTTGACGGACTTGGCGCATTTGTGAAAGGACAGGGCCTTGTGCTGTTACACGTTGGCGGTAAAGGTCAACTATTTCTTCGATTGATTTCATGCAGGACCTTTAGTGTGACTCAAACAATATAA